ATTTCATCTGTCTGAAACCCTCTCCTGAAGTAATCTTTTAGTGTGTCAGACTTCTTCATGTCTAAATCGTAGCGTAATGCACAGTTTTCTAGGCTAACAGAACCTTTTTGACCACGCTGTAGTATGTAATCGCCAAGCATTGTGTCAAATATTTGACCATCATACTTGAATCCACATGCCCACAACCACTGTAAGTCGTACTGTAGGTTGTGTCCTATCAATAGTGTAGTATTATCTAGCACTCTCTGTAGTCTTGCCTGTGCATCGTCGTCCTCAATGGTCTTCTCCTTGTGGTCAAATACAAATACTGTTCTCTCTTCCTCTTTGATATGATCCATTATACCCACCAATGTGAGAGAGTTGTCAGGCTCAAAGGGATCAAGGTGCAACTTACCATCTCTTTTAGTTGTGGTGTTTTCTACATCAAGTATTATCTTCATGCCGAATACCTCCCTGTTTCTACATCTAGCTCAACATGGACAGCACCATGCCACCCTGTTAGTTTATTCTTAGCCAATCGAATGTGGCGCTGAGGATCGTTACTGTCCTGTCCCTCAATGTCAGGGTTCTTACTAATTAATAACATCAAATCTGCCTCTGCTGCCTTACCTGTCTTGCTACCCTCAAGCATAGATTGATTAACATTTATCTTTCCCTCAGCCTCTGCTGATAGCTGAGACATCCAAATGATAACGCAGTTATACTTCTTAGCAATATTTCTTGCGTGGATTGCCGCCTCTTTGAGGTAGATGTCTGACCTTTCCGACCCTGCTGTCGCAAACTTATCACCCATATCAAGCACGATGATGTCAGGGTTTATGCTCTTGGCAAGCTGTTCTACGTAATCCATGTTCTTATCCGTAGCATCTTTTATGGACAGCAAGTTTCTTAGAGGATCGTATCTTTCTAGCGCCAACTTCCTGTTCTCCAACACCTGATCGCTAGACATGTTGGACTTACAGTATAGATAGCGCAGACCAACACGCTTGTATGCCTCCTCATTACACAGGACTACGCACTTTGCACCCTGATCTATGAATCCACCCTCAGAAGCTATGATACTAGCGTGGAAGGATGTCTTTCCTGTATTGGGTCTAGCACCTACGATAACAAAGTGACCACCACTCAAACCCTCCACTCGTCTACGCAACGAGGGTATATTAAACTTCCATTGAAACTTTAAGTTGAGATGATCGACTAACGTGTTGAAAGATATGTCGTCCCCCTGAAACTTAAAGCTAGGTGTGAAGTCATCTTGGTAGTTGTCAAGTATATTTCTGAGAGGTTCAAGGTTATTCTTTGTACCATTCACATAGTCAAATCCTATGTTGGCAACCTCCTCTCCTACCATCTGTTGAAACAACTTAGACAAAACTTCTTTGGCTATATCGTTGTTCATTGGCTCTTCTTTGGACAGCTTACTAAACAACACCTCAAACGATGCCTTGTTTGCTGAGGTCATAGTGCCATTGTCAGAAAAGAACAAAGCCTGTAGTTCTGTCAGGGATAAGTTCCTCTCGTGTTTACCCATAGCCTCATCCAAAGTATTCTTAATCTTGCGTACATCTTTACTGAAGAGCCTGTCAGGACATTTACTGCCCTTATGATCTTCATAAAAGTCTTTCTGCATCAAGCTCCTAATTAGCGCTAGTTCTATCATTCTGTATCTTCTCCTCTATTAATCCATCAATAAGACCCAACATCTTGTCAAAGTCTTCTTTGCCTAAGTTCTCTATATAAAACCATTCGTTAGCTCTCTTACGGCTTAAACCCTCAGCCAACGAGTGTGCCATCTTTTCTGCCACACCTCTGTGCTTAAACTTTTTGTAGGTAACTAACTCGTAATCCCTGTGAGGACTACCTGTTTGGTAGCCATTACATCTATCCTTAGATTCAATAGCCTTACCTATCTTGTACCAATTATCCCAAGCAGGGTTCTTCAGCACGTAAACTTCACCCTCTGTGGACAGTACATAATTAACCAAAGAAGAAAATGCTGCATCGTTAAAAGATTTATATCTTCCAGGTTTATACAAAGGATGTTTCTGAGACACATACTTACCATTTACATACATTCTGCTAGAATTACTACTTGAGTTATACTTAGCTGAACATTGTTTACATTGCTTTCTATTAATACTACTCCAAGAGGCTGACCAATTAGTATCCGTTAGTTCTTCACCACAAGTATTACACTTAACCATCTATCATCTCCCTAAGTTTATCAAAATCTTTTTGACGTTTGTATTTTAAATCATCTTCAATCTGTAGTCCATAAACTTCTGATGGATCACAATAACTTTTTAACTCTTTAGTATACTGAATAGTCTTACCCACAGCGTCAGGGTCAAGAGCCACAATAACTTTGTCAAAGGTATCGATATATTCTTTATGCTCTTTTAGTAGGCTTGTACCTAACAATGCTACTCCGGTAACTCCTATAAAGTTTTCTCCAATAACTGTAGCTGATACAACATCCTCAACAACGACAGCTATACTTTTACTAGGTCTAATACAATACGAATAATATTTTGCATCCCCTCCATACTTGTACCATTTAGGCTGTGCATTGTAGAGCGCTCTACCTATTGCATCAACAACCCTACCATTCTTATATATAGGAAACACAGCACGTTGGCTTTTACAATCGTACAGTAACTCTATGTTCAAATCCCAACGTCTTCTAAAGCGTTGCACATAAGCATTGTTGCCGTCCGTTATGTACTCCGGCATCTCAAACTTCTTAGGTGTTACCTTCTCCTCCACACCTTGTATCTTATTCTTTATTGTCTCCACTAGCATCGGAGTTAGTGTAGCACCCTTTACGTTACAGCTATTCCTATAACAGTTGTATATAACTAACCCATCTTTATTTGTGGCTGTAAACTTCTTGACTCCGTTGCAGACAGGACAATCTAACGTGAGTGTCTCTCCCTCTTTTACGTCTAGTCGTCTTATAAAATCATTACTAGGTTTGTTTACCATTGTTGTTCTCTCTCCTTTCTAAAGCACTTGCTGCAGATTTGTATGTATGTCGAATGTAGGGACGCATTGACTGAGGCGAGTTGTGTCCGGACACAGCCATGATCTGCGTTGTGTCCACTCCGGCTTCCACCATTTCTGTTATAGCTGTCCTTCTCATATCCATCGCTGTTAATTCCTTTGGTAGTCCTGCCTCTTCCTTTACTCTGTTTACCATTCTACCTATATCCACATCAGCATATATTATATAACCTCCATTTCTAGGGTAAGGATGTGGGGCAACATATTCTTGAAAGCCAAAATCTTTGTACTGTTGTTCCAACATCCTGTGCATATTTATGTTAATAGGAAGATGTACCTCTGCCCTCTTCTTTGATTGCTCTAGGTCAAGTCTACGCTCCTCAAAGTTTATGTTGTCCCATTTGAGTGAACGCATATCGCCTATTCTCTGAGCAAACGTGTATGCCATTTGAACTATAAGACCTATACTTCTCCACTTGTATTCTGCGTAAGCCGTGTCACAGAATAGTCTAACTTGATCTGCTGTCCACATAACCTTGCGTGGTTGTGTCTGCATTTTCTTCACAAACCTCATTGGATTATTTGGCATAAGTTCCAACTCAACAGCTAAATTAAAGAGTATCGACGCTACTGTTGAAGTGAGATTTGCTGTCCTAACACCTGACTTTAGCCACTCTTGATAGGCTTTTTTGCACTCTGACACGCCAATCTTGCCTAGATTAGTACGACCAAAAGTAACTTTGGGGCTGAAAAACGCCTCTACGACACGCTTAATACAGTAATCGTAGTCTTTTTGGGTTCTCATACGCAAAGATAAGAACTGTGGTGTTGTCCTGTAATAGTCAACAAGATCATTCAAAGTCTTAATCATCACTAGCCACCAACACTACGATTACAATAATAGTATATACTATCAAAGTTAAAAGATATCCCATCACTTCATCTCCTTTGGTTTACGTAAAGGTATCCTAACCTCTACTACTTTCTTTTGTCTCCACATTACTGTTCGTTTTCCATTACCTTCAAACGCAATCGCAAGCGCATCTTTACTCACAAAACCAGGGTCTAGTTCCCAAACATATCCGGCTCTTTTGTTCTCTCTAGCTTGGTGTATAAACTCTTTGTTTTGCTCCACAAAAACTAATGCTGCAAATCCTAAAAATAGTTCTGTCATATTACTTCTCCCATCTATAAAATATATGTCTATCAATTCGTGTCGTTCTAGTCTTGGTCTTCGCCCACTCCGGACGGACGTAGGTTGCGTGATAGTGCGTTGCTCCTTCCGTTATATCAAGCACTATATCTTTGGTTACGAGAATAGATGCGTACTCTAATGCATATCTCCATGTTCTACTCTCCATGTTAGGTTCATCTTTCTTGCCGTCACAATACCATGTAAACTGACATTTCCAACGAACAGGTTTATTTGTTCCTTTGTACGTAACAGCTTGTTTAACCACCTCACATATCGTATTGGGGAATCTTGTGTCCTCAACTCTGTTTAGAACTACTTGACCAACAGCCATTTGTCCTATCATCGATTGATTCCCTGCTTCATGGTAGATGTTAACTGCCATGCACATCAGCGCTGTTTCTAATAGCATCAGCTATCTCCTTATACTCTTGTATTATTTGTTTGTCGTGTTCCTCCGTATCGTCAAAGTCTTTATCTATTAATCCATTATCTTTTTCTTCCATCCTTATCTCCTCTAATGTAATACTTCATGGTCAAGCTCCGGATCATGCTCCACATATCCCACTATCTTTGCATCAATAATGTTCTCGTGATCTATGTCCCAATAACATTCTCTTGCCACAACCTCCGTGTTAGGTGCGTCATGCTCCACCTTAATTATTATATAAGACCATTTACTCATAGAATAAGCTGAACAAATG